ACCATAGCTAGTAGACATACTGCAAAGATTCCAAGGCGGGACAGATGTTTCACCTATACAGAATACACCACTACTTTTTTTTGTCGAGCAACTTCTCTAGCGCATAGATCAGATTGGCTAGTTCGTCTTCTTCTTCACGACCCCGTGGGGTTGCTCGCTTCAGGTATTGCAGGGCTGTTTGTACCAATTTTATTGAGATGTTCATAGGTTTCCTCGGCCAAGTTAATGACCCTGACAACCATTTTGGCAGGGATGTGGAGTACCGAGTCTACACAACTGTCAGCCGACCAAGATTGTGTGATTGAGACATGATTTCGCTTGCCACCAGCCTTGGTTGTCATTAAGAAACCGACCGATTTAACTTCGTACGGCTCGTTGTCCACAAGGTCTTCAATGCGTTCCCATGTGGATGTCCCGGCATGAGCGTCGTTCCATATGACAAGTACAGGTTTCATTGCCCGTAATTCTTACCACGCCACATCGCCCATCCGTTATGAATAGCGATCTGTTCGTAACAAAATTTGTTTGTCTCAGGGTCAAACGGAATGATGGCTAGTCCTTGTTGCCAGTCTTCGTGTTGGACGAGGGGTCTGCCGTCTAAGTCTACGCCACCTTTGGTGCTGGGGACTGCGCCGTCTATGCGAGCTAGGCAACCTGGGGATGCTGCGAGGATCGTGGATGGGCCGTCGTGGTCGTCTCTCGTGCGCTCTGCCCATTCTCGACGGTGGATATGTCCGTAGATCACGCTGACCTTTTGGGTGGCAAGGTACTTGTGTGCGGTTGATCCACCGCTAGCAACCTTGTCGCCGTGTATCACTTTGAGATTCTCGGTGATCCAAATGTGGCTAGCAGGGTATCCAGGTAGATACTCCACGTTGGATTCGTCTAGTCGGCATAGGAACGGGACTGACATGACTGGCCATGATTCGGGTGATGAGCCTCGTCGAAGTCCGAACGCTGCGCTCGCGTTGTCAATCAGATACCGGGGGAGTCGTTCTTCGTGGTTGCCTGCGAGCCATACGATCCGTGCGTCGGGTGCTGCTTCACGGAGTTCAAAGCCGAGCAGGGTGGCGCGGTCAATAGTGGCTTGGGTGGTCTGCTGGTATGGGGCGGTAAGACGGTATTTGGACATTTCGGGTAGGTCAAGGTTGTCTCCAACAAGGACGACAAGTGTTGGGTTGGCATCTTTGACGATGTCTAATGCGACCTTAATCGCCTGCTCGTCGTGTGTGGGGTGTAGTTGCCCGTCTACGCCTCTGTAATAGCCGATCTGCATATCGGGAAGGACGGCACAATTACGCCACCCTGAGACAGTTTTGGCGGGTTTGCGGGCTGGGAGCTTGACTACTGGCCCTGGCTGGATGACTGGCCATTCGGGGCCTTCTGCCCATTTGGGTGAGAACTGGATCGCTGTCAGGTCGTGTAGTTCGGCTTCGCCTTCGTCGTTCTTGGTAAGCGACTGGTACAGCGAGACACGCTGGATTTTGCCTACCTCGTCTAAGTCAATGCCGTTGCGGTCGAGTAGGTCTGCGATGCGACCCAGCGACAGGCGTTTAGTTTCCCCAATGCGGGTGATGTCTTCAGCTAGTCCTGCCACAAGAACAGTCCCCTCGTCGGTGACGGCGTAGTGTCGTCGCTGTGATGCTGTTCCCTCGTTGGCGTAACGCTCGCTCAATTGCGGAACATTGGATACTTTGGTCGGACATAGCGGTTTCTAGGTCAACCTGGTCGGGTTTGTCTAGGGTGTCCAACAAAGTTTGGTATCCGCACACCGGGACATACCTAGCATTGTTGATGACCGCTATTTCATTCAGCAAACTTGGCTTTGACATTGGTTTCTCCTTGGGAACAATTGTTACTCTACAGAATGATGGTCTTCGTGAGTGTGATGCCCTTCGTGGTCGTGGTGTTCTTCTGTGGGGAGCTGGTCGGGGTGATTGGTTTGCTCATTAGTAATAAAAGAAGAAATAATCCATTTATCTCCCGAAATGGGTACTCGTGATTCGTGGAGATGAGTCCAAGTGGCAGGGAAAAAAACTATGCGCCCAGTTTTTGGTGTCACAGATACTTCATGCAATGGAAAGTTTGTTTCTCCACCGTATTCAACATCGTTAAGATAAATAACCATCGCTAAGACTCTTTCGCTAATGGCCGAATATGGCATTGGAAAAGAGTCAACGTGGGGTCTGTAATAACCATAGGATTTCGGATATTTTTGTACTTGGAAGCCACAATCTTGGACATTTACCCAATGATCGAGATGTCTATATTCTTGTTTGTAAATTGCAACGGCAGAAGTGATTGCTTGACAAATCTGTTCTTCAAGTTTTTTATCAATATCTAGCCAATTGCCATTTAGGTTGTTTAGGTTGTAATGCAAATCTTCAGTCAATTTAGTTTTTATGTCAACGCCACTTATTGTTCGACCAGGAAATGACAAATTCCACAGCTGGTTCATTCTTGACAAGAAATTTTGACATAAGTCTTCGTTTATTAGACCGTCAACAATCTGAATTAGACCGCTTTTGCCAGCAGGATAGTTGACATTAATCATTGTTTAATCCTTTTATTGATGTTCACCGAAGTTCTTTGCAACCTTGAATCTATCTAGTAACCACTGCTTGAACTCTTCAGTCAGGTCAGGAATCGGGTCGTCTGTTCTTTGCAGTGCGTCTGTTCTGCCTTCGAGATATCTGTTCACTTGCTCGTTCGGTACGTTAGACAGAATCCAATCTTGAATTGATTGCGGTACGTCCAAGATGTCAAGCATCGCTGTCGCTGTGATAGCGACCTGTTCATTGTTGCCAAGATGTTCGTGTGCATATTTCCACTCAATGAGAAAGCGAAACTGCTCTTGAAGAGTTCTTGTGAGTGCGTTACCTCGTTGACTCAAATGCTTTTCTTCGTTCTCAGCGAACTCAATGTACATAATTGCCCCAGCGGGAGATGCGTCAATCACGACGAACAATGCGCTGACTTCTTCTAAATCCCAATGGTTGAGCGTTCTAGGGTACGGCTTGTCAGTTAGCCCGCAATTGCAACTTCCGTCTTGCCAGTAATGAAAACCTGTTAACGCAAGTGGTGCGTGATAATCGCATCGCAAGGTTGCATACGATGGTGGCATAAAGTTCTTCGGGTCATCAAACATTCCGAACAAGAACAAACCCTTGTCGTCTGTCTCGCCAATAATTTTGAGGTAGCCTTCATGGCTTCCAAATGCGTTTCCAATAGACATTTTTATTCAAACCTTATGATAAATAAAACTTCGGTTGTGTTTATTGTATGAGTGTGAGCTGGTGTTGATGTGTTAATTGTCGAGGCGTTGCCTGCCGTAAGGGCGGTATTAATTGTTGCATTCGGTGCGCCAGCGGCAGTTATTGATGTGTTTGTGTTTCCAGCAGTAAAAGAACTGTTGACACCAATAGTGGTGTTAGACCCTGACGAAGTTACGTTGAAGCCGTGCGTGTGTACTGAACCACCAAAACCCGTGTTGTTGTTAGCACCTGAGTTTGGCTTGAAATAAGTGTGTTGGTGACTGTCGCTAGCGTTTCCTGTATTGCCCGATACGCCGTGTGTGTGGTTTTGGGCGTTACCTGCAGTAAATGAACTGTTGACTGAGCCAGCAGTAAGGACACCGCCAGCGTGTGTGTGGGTATTTAAGGTTCCTAAAGCAAGACTTGAGTTAACCGTGTGTGTGTGAACGTCGACTGCGGAAGCTGCGTTTGTCGCTTGAGTACCGGGAACTGTCGGCGCACCTATTATTCCTATTGGTATTCTTGTTGTGAAGTTTGGCAGACTGAACGATGCACCCGACCCACCGTAACGATATTGCAAAACAGCAAATAATTGAGAATATGTTGAAGTTGAAAGTGATGACCCATCACAATTTATATAATTTGCTGGAATTGACGTTTTGGGGCCAGCAAACATAACAATTGCGCCGATGGGGTTTGCGCCATTCAAGTCAATAAGTCTGAGTTCTAGTTCCCGGTCACGGTTTTCAATTAGGTCGCGTGTTGTTGCGTCCCAGGTTGTAATGTCATCGGCACGAAAGGTGTACTGGAACGGCATCAGTCTTCACAGTTCAGGATCACACGCTTAATAGTGGCGGCACTAAATGTAATTATTGTTTTTGCACCGAAACCTTTAGCGGCGTTGTTGGGTCGGAATCGTTCCATAACGTATGTGCCATAAGAGGCAGACAGTTGATTTATGTTTGGAGTAAGGCTTGACGGTATGAGACTAATATCTTGAGACAAAACATCTACGTTGCCTGTTGACTCAATTTGTGCTTCGACTACAGGTGTAACGCCAAAGGTTGTTCCTGGGCTGTATTCAATAAAAACTTCTTTGACCGAAAAAGGTTTGGAATGCCAATATTCGGGAAGGGTTACGGTTGCGGTTGGGAGAGTTCCGCTACCGCCGCCTGAAATAGTTATATCTCCAATAGTTGGTGCTGGATAAATTTCGTTATGTATGTAACGATTTAATGTAATTTTTTTCTTTGTAATGTCAAATGAAGCAACCATAAAAAATTCGTTAAGTGAATTTGGGCCTGCTCGACCAATTTGTTGTTGTTTAGATGCTGTTGATGAAAGTGTTGCCGCGGTTGCGGTAAGGCGCGTCCATTGACCTTTAGATGTTTCTGCGTAACAAATACCTGTACGCATCATTACTACAATTCGCCCGTCGTTAATGGCCATAACACGAGATTGTTCAACGCCCGTTTGGGCAAGAACGTCTGATAACGAAAGAGTTTCTACAGGCTGCACGGACGAACCGATCATGCGGTAAAGGCGACCGTCCATTGATCCGTTAGCAAGTTGATCTAAGAAATACACATTGCGACCGACAATGGTTGCGTCTCTCATGCCTTCGGTAATGTTTTCTTGAGGCACGATTAGTTGGTTTGTAATTGATGCGCCTAGTACGCCAACGAGGCTGAAGACCCCGGTGTCGCAAATAACTAGCAGGTCGTTTGATCGAGGCAAAACTTGAAGAATAGTTCCGCTGAACTCGTAGTAGTCGGAGAGTGACCAAGTCGCGAGGGTTGTATCTGAGTAGTAAAGGCGTTTCTTCGCTGTGGCATCTGTACCGCCCCACGCCAATAGACGGTAACCATACGACGTGATATTGCGTAATGCAAGACCCGCTAATGCGGTTGATATTGCAGCTGAAACAGTTCCAGCAGTTGTTACTGAATAAATGTTTCCTACGGTACTGATGTAATAAAACAACGATGTGGCTGGATAATAGGCGACATTCCCGCCAAGAAAACCTGTCAAAGTTACGTCGGTTGGCGTAATCGGGAATGTGCTGCCGTTGTTTACGCCTGCAAATTTTAAGAATCGAGATGTGCTAGTCCCAGTTTTAATTGTGTTGATAAATACATATGCGTCACCACCAATAACCCAATGGTCAAAAATAGTTCCAGTATCGGGCGTGCCTGGTACAGCATAGTCAGCTGCTATTGCATTTCCTGAAGCAATCAATTGCCCAGCGGGTGTTGGTATTACGTTTTCGCCGTGCCAAGTGTTTTTGGGCAAGTTGGTGGACTTGTTACCCATGTACTGACCACCTGAGAAGTCGTCATAGGTGATTTGAAATGCTCCCATTGCCTAACTCCAGGCTGCGTCTGACATTGACCGTGAGAACTTGATTCGTCGTTGGATTGTGGCACGGTTGTCGTCGCTCATTGATTTCAAGAAGTTGCCGTATTCCTGGAGATACAAAGATGCGCGCTGTTCGTCCTGTCGGCGGGCCGCACAAAGATGGCTAGCGTAGGCGACAATGCACTTGTGGTAGACAACGGGCATCAACGGTGACTTAGTATCGGGAGACGCTTGTGTCGAAAGGGCTGGTTCGCTACGGAAGTAGTACAACGTCCCGGTGGTGGTCGTGGTTGGGATCGGTGTGATCTTAACAGCGTTGCCGTAAACCAGCCAGCCGTAAGCGTTCATATCGGCGTTGGGGTCTAGGAATGTGTCTAGCGGTAGTGGTTCGACCGGGTAGTCATTGATGACCAGTTTGTTAGCTCGCATGAAATCGGCGGGCAAAGCTGCGTCACCGTCGGTCGTATCAAACGATAGTGATGCGGTCGTGGCAAGCCACCACCAGTCGCGCTCCATGCTGACACGATTAAGCGCATCATCAATAGACGTGTTCACATA